TAATGCAGGAATAAGTTTTTTGAATTCGTCTTTAATTTGTATCATAATAATTTAGTTAAATGAAAAACCCTCTGTAAATCCATAGCTTCCAACTTCTACTTCATTACAAAGGGTCTAAAAATTTTAGTTAGGTCATATAATGTTGGAAGTGACCTATTTAATAATATAAAAAAAACGAAAGTGTTATTTATAAAAACCTCTACGTTCTTGGTTGAATTTCTCCCAAGCTTCTAATGTCGAAACGTGGTAAATCAATTTAGGGTGAATGTCCGCTTTTTTAACAGCATCCTCGTTTGAATGCGCTTGAACTATCCTCCAGTCACGAACACCCTCCGATTGGTAAATTAAATAGTATGCTTTCAAAACGGTAGGTCGGTTTTCGGTTGTTCCAAACCCCCAAACACATCTTTCTTGTAAGGTTCGCTAATCTTTGCGCTAAAAAATTTGCCGTTTTTACCGTCTTTTACCCATAAGGCTATCTCGAACTCTTCGCCTTTTACGTTTATTTTACCTTTGTAGTCGGGGTGGTTATCCGCTTTTTTATCGTTCTTAAATATTGCGCCCGTGTTTGTGTTGTCGTAAGTCATAACTTTCTAATTTTAATCTAAATTTACTTTATTTTCTTCTAATATACTAAAGAATTTTTCTCGGATTTCTTCGTAAACTTCCCATTTAGCTTGGGTTAGTTCTCCGTGTTTCATTTGAGACCTCATCCACTGGTTAAAGTCCCACAATGCACATGAGTAGTCTAAGCCTTTTAAATAAGGTTCAGCGTCTGTATGGTCTTCGAATTCAAGTATTATTTTCATTTTAATATCGTTTAAGTTTTTCAATATAAAGTGTTGCATCCATTAACTCTTCTTGTAAGTGGTTAAGCCATTCGCTAAATTCAACATCTAATCTATCGAGGTTAGTTCCGTATTTCGCTTGTCCTACTCGGGAACGCTCCCAGTATTTAGCCATTACAGCCATTAAAACGCTATCCTCGTTTTGAATCGGTTCTTGTTCGTGTGTTATATTCATTTTATTAATTTTTGATAATAAGTTCGACATTCGTCAATTCGTGTTTTAATTTGCTCAATAATGTGTTCATCGTAATTAAACAAAAAAGCCTTTACTCTTCGGTCTTCTTGTATATGGTCGAAATTATGAGCAGCCATAACATCTCGAATAGTTTCGTCAGAGGGTTCGATTTCGTATTTTGACCATGCGGTTCGTCTGATTTCATCGTCTACAATATTTGAGGGTGTATTAACCAAACAATAAGCAACCATTCCGAATTGTTTTCCAGTTAACCAAAGGTAACCTTGAACCTGAAAATAATAGTCTTTGTTTGGGAGTTCGTCTTCAAACCACGGGAACGTCAAAGCATTCCAACTCGATTTAACATCGATTACCATTTTGTCCGTTATAATGTCGGGAGTTCCTTTAATGTAATCGTTTTCAAAATAGTCTTCGTTTTTTGTTATAAAACCCAATTCAAGAACACGTTCTGTTAATTCAATTGAAGCTTGTTCAACTTCGTTACCCTTATCAGTATAGCGTGAACTAAAATCCTTTTTGATTCCGTACATTTCCTCAAGTGCAAGTTCCTGAAGGTAGCTTTTCGTTGTTTGACTTAATACCTCGGATTTGCTCCGAGGGTTAGTCATTATTTTACCGATTGCGCTGCATCTTATTTTCATAGCTGGTTAAGTTGATTGATTTGCGATTGTGTTAAACTAAATTTATTTAAGTCCGTCTTTGTGGCAAGTCCGTCTTCAATAGCAGTTAAAGCCTTTTGAAAGCGTTCGTCTGAAATAGTCGGTTTTTGCGTTTTAATAGCTTCTGTTGAAAGGTTAGCATCGTCATCAATAGCTTGTAAGCTTAATAAACTTTGTAAAGTGTAACGTCTGAAATATGTAACTGCCGACCCAATTTTTTGGGGGTCTAAAATTTCAGGTAATTTCATACAACTTTCAGCAATTTCGCCTGAATCAATGTCAATAATTCGACTAAATACAAAACCATCCTCGATTGGTTGTAATAATAAAAGATTGTTTTCCAAAAGAACGGGTTCAACCTCGTCAATTAATGCGTTAATATCGGCATAATTGTTTTTAAAGTGTGGATTTTTAGCGTTCTTCGCTACCTTTTTAATTGATTGCTTCGCTTTATGAAGCTTTTGCAAAAATGTTAAGGTCGCAACCTCAACTGTTTGTTCTTGTTTTTTCATTTTTATTAGATTTGATTGTTTAAAATTATAACATTTTTCCGATTAGTCCGTCTAAACGAACCAAATTTTTAGCGTAATTTACCCAAATATCGTCTTCAGGGTAATAATTTAAAGGAAAACACGATTTAACCTTTTCAATGTTTTGAACGATTTCGGGGTGTCCGTAACCCTCGTAAGCATTAACAACTGCTTTAATTGCGTGAATCGTTACGGCGTGGTTTCGATGAAATTCTTTTCCAGCTTCAGCAAGTGACGAACCGCTTAACCATTTCCAAACCATACCAACCGAACGCCAAAGAACAACCTCACGTTTACGAGTGTCGATTAAATCGCCCTCAAACACGAACGGGCAAGCGTTGTAAAAATCAATCATTTCAAACTTAGTGCATTCAGTTAATTTAGCTATTTTTCCCCTGTTGTATTTCATTAGATTTTGCTTTTAATATTTGTAAATAAAGGTCTAGGTTAAAGTTTCCCCCTTTGTCTCCTTCGTGTTTCTGACCCTTCCAGTATTCAATTATTGTGTTTAAGTCTACGTACATTGTTTTAAGTTTAAAATCCGTATTTATTTTGGTAATATTTTTCTTTCCAATCGTCATCCGAAAAATACTCTTCGAAATGCTCGCTTAAATATTCGTTTATTTCTTCGCAAACCCATTCTTTGAAATCTAAGTCAAAGCCATGGTTTTCTAAGTCAGTGACTAAAATATCAACGCTGTCAAAATTCTCGTTAACATAGGAAAATTTAAGAGAGTTGTAAATGCAAGTAAAATTTTGATGTTGAAAGTCAACACGGTAGTCGATGCCGTTTAAAGTAAATTCAGCAAATTCGTGTTCTAAATAGATGTATAAATTTAAATTTTTCATTGTTCTTGTTTTTAAAGTGATTCAATAATTCCGATAATTAATCCTAATAAATAAACTGCTAAAGCAAATTTTAAAAAGTCTTTCATAATTCTTGTTTTTATTGTTTTGTGCCTTATTGACCTTACAAATGTAAACAACTTTTTTAATTGTAAATAACTTTAGTGAACTTTTTTTTAATTTTTTTTCGATTATTTTGTAAAACCCAATAAAATAAAGGCTTTCCGAATGAAAATTTTTTACATAAAAAAAGGGCGCTAATTAAAGCACCCCTTTTGCATCAAACCTAATCATTGAAAAAAACAAGAATATCGCTAATTTACGAAATATTTTTTTCTTTTATTTTATGTGTTAACAAGTCTTGATAGGATTTATGTGAAATTGTGAACTTTTCAGGACACCCGCTTTTACAATACATTGAATAGCGTTGCGTACCCATTTGAGTAACATATCTTTTATGTAAGCCTATGTTATAACACGAACAAGTAGGACACGAATACTTTTCTTCGCCAAATAACACCCCGTAATGTGTCGTGTTTTTAACGTAAGGTTGTAATTTATTAAATACCTTTTCTAAAATAACAACGTCTTGTTTGCAATATTCAACCATCAACTCCAAAGCGTCAGCATCTTTGTCCAAAACTATCTTTTTCCATGTTGAAAAACCGCCGTTATCCTTCTTTTGACCTTCACCAAATAATTTAGCTAGGTAATCCAGTTTATTAGAATTGAAATAAAAGCCGTTTTTAGCGTGTTTAAGCGTGTCAATAGATACGTAATGGGGTAACATATCAACGCCCTGCAATAAAGCCCGTGTGCGTAGCCATTTAACGTCAAACCTGTCTGAGTTGTGACCGATTATTTCGTGCGCTGAATTCATGACTTTAATAAAGTCTTTTAATAATTTCTTATCGTCTTGCTTTTTGTCCCATGTTAATGAGTGAACTTCGTCACTACCTTCCCACTTCCAACAAACGCAAATAATTTTACGCTCTTGGATTATATTGTCGGGGTCGATGTTCAAACGGTAGCCTGAACGCCAACTAAAAACAATATTTGGACTAACTTCGATGTCAAAGAATAGGCGTTTGCGCATAAAAAAGGTTTAGGTAAATAAAAAAAGCGGTTGTTATTCCGCTTCAAATTCGTCTACAATTACGAAACTCCAAATAAATTGCGGTTTAAATAGGTTTAGGATTTTCACGAAGTCGGGGGTGTTATTAAAGACTAGACAGCCCTCTGACCAACCGCCTATATTTTCAACTATTCTAGTAGATTTTAAGTCATGAGTTGCAGCGTGAAAGTTAAACCCTCGAATGTCCGTTTTTATCTCGGTTGTTGGATTCGTTTTTCCATCCGTTGTAAAGTCGCGTCTATACGGAAAACCTTTTCTTTGAATTCCTGCTGGGGTCTTGCCTCGGTGAAGTCCTAAATAATACCCTTCGTAGTTCCAAACATTAGCCTCAACAACTCCCGTTCCTTTGTGACCTTTATTAGTGGTGCAAGTTGTGACCATGACGAATTTAGAACCTTTGAAAATGTAACATTTGTCATCGAACTTGTCGGGAGCGTCTTCGTTTGAGCGCACAAATAACGCCCAATAGTTGGAAGGAATCTTTTCGAATGTTTCAAGTTCTTTAACCTTGTCTAGTAACTGCGCATCGGTGTATTTTCTCACATTATTCATAATCCTATTTTTTTATTTGTTTTTAAAAGTATTATAATTAACGCAATCAACCCAAGAATAACGGCTAAAAACTTAAATACGCTCGACCAACTTGTCTTTTTTTCCGTTTGAATTTCTTTACGTTCCGTTTTTGCGTCTTGTTTCAACTTAACTCTGTCTGTTTTAGCGTCTTGTTGAATTTGTTCCTTTATTATTTTATATTCTGTTTTGGTTTGGTATCGTGTTTTAGGTACGTAAACCGTGTTATTTTGCACGATAGTGTCACGGTAATTATAAAAGTATTCTTTGAAGCCGTCTTTTATTACCGAATCTCGAAAGTAAACCCTTACGGTGTCAATTCGTGTTTCAATCTTTGCGCCTTTTTTAATAGCCTTGTTGATGTGGTAAGATGCCGAGCAACCATAGAAAAATAAAAACAATGCCGTTAATAACACGGCAAAAATTAAGCTTATTATTTGGCGAATATCAATCACTCCTGCATTTCTTTCTTTACGTCCTTAACTTTTCGAACCGTGCTAATTATCTTATCTAAAAACGAATAACCTTTAACCGCTTCAAAACTTTCGTCCATTGATTTAACTTCAATTGAAATCAAAACTAAAGCAAGTAGTTTAGTACTTAAGAAATCAACTGCGACAACCGTCTGAGTTAAGTCGTTTAAAATATAAAAGTCAGTACAGTAAGTTATAATAACCGCAAAGCAATACGTTATTAACTTCGGAACAAACCCATGGCGCAGCTTTTTAGACTGAATTGAAACGTTCGTGTTGTATGCTCTCCAAAGTCCGAATAAAGTGTCTATAATCGTGCTTAAAGCAACCAATAAAACGATGTATTTTATAGGGCTTAAAAATATTAATAAGGCTTTAAATAAACCTGAAATAAAACTTGCTATTTTCACAAAATTAAAATTTGATTAATGTAACCCGTGTCTTCTTTTTTAGCTGGCTTAATATCTGAATCTTTGTTGAGGTCTGAAATAAACTCGGGAAATAAGTCTTTGTATTCTTTTAAATACTTAAACAACCTTGTTTCGTAAAATGCCGCCTTTTGTGCGTAATGTTCCATTGAAAAAACAACTTCGCTTTGACTTACTTGACTTGAATAGTCCCCGAATTGTTGTTGAATACCTTTATTTTTAAGTTGATAGCTTAATCCAAATACGGCATCCTCAGCACTTCGCCAAGCAACAACGGGTTGAATGTAAGTTACAAGTGTTTCTTCGTCATTGTTTAGTGTTTGCGCATTATACCCCGTTAGCATATAATTGTAAAAGTACGTTCCTAAAATAGGTTGAACCCTCATATCGGATTGCGTTTTAATATAGGGAACAACGTCGTTAACGTCTACATTAGCCGTGATGGGTGTTTGCGTCTTTAAGTAGTTTTCAGTTATAAAATAAATCATTGCGCAGGTGTTTGTTGGTTAGTGTCTCCGTTTTCAATCGGTGGTAAAGAAGCCATTGCACGAATTTCGTTAACGGTCATATTTTCTAAAACTTTAACCGCTAATTCAGGGCGCATCGTACTCAAAGCGTCGTTTATTGCCGCAACGTTTTCGTCTCTTTCTACAATAGTTTCGTTAACGATTTGAAAGTTGTTTATTGTGAACTTTGCTTTAACCTGACCTATCTCAAATAAGTCGTTTACAATGTCTTCAACAATTTCACGCAAAGGAATAATCGTGTTTTTTTCGAATATAATATAAGCCTGTTTAATATCGCTTCCAGACCCTAGTTTTCCGCTTACTCGAATTCCCATTAATATAGGGTCGATAATATGCGCTTGACAAATTTTAGAATCTATTGACTCCGTAGTTGTTTGAAATAAATTATCGTTTGAGTTTGTAGGTATGCTTTCAATCGTTGGTAATTGGTCTTGACTATTTGCAAAAAATGCAATGGCTTTCCCTCCGTTGGCTGCGCCCTTTGCCCTGTCAATCGTGTTTTTAATAGCCATTTTTTCCTCTTCAGATTGTGGCTTCTTAGGAAACATCATTGCAAAGGATGGGAAAATAGAATTTATAATATTTGATTTCTGTAAATACGACATTTCACCATCCAAAAACGCCCAATTCATAGCTGAACTATACTGAGGTAATGGATAAACGTCTTGACCTACTGAATGCGATTCCCAAACATATAAGCATTCCTTTTGATTTACACCCCATTTATAAGGTTTAAGCGTCTTAATATCAATTTGTGAGTTCCAATCGTCGCAAATGAAGTAGTTTTCGCCGTATTTGTCACGCCTTACCTTTTCCGCTCCTATGTGTTTAATCTTAACTAGGTCACCAATTTGGTTAAAGCATAGGTAAAAATAAACTCTGTTATGAATAATAACGTCTTTTGTTAGTACTGGCAACAACTTTTTTAACTTAACTTGCTTGTCAAAAGTGTAAACATCAACTTTCTCCATTGCCGTTGCGTTCTTATCCACGGTAATTTCAAAGCCACCACCAACCGCAGCGTTTGTTTTGTAGTCTACAATTGCACCATGTAACGGACTAGTAAAGTACATTTGATTTAAAAGTTGTGGGTAAAGGTTATCCGAACCAAATCGAATGTAACCGTTTACTTGTTGTCTAGGGTTTACGTATGGCAAACTAAGATTTCCCTCCCCAACCTTTAAAAAAGGGGTTGAAAACGCTTGATAATTGTTTCCCTCAACAACCTGAACGCTTTCTTTTTTTCCTATCTCGAATCCAAATATTTTCATTTAATCGTATATTGATGTGGATATTCCGTTAACTACTAGCCGACCCTCTTCGACAAGGTTTAAACCACTTGCGCTCGTGTTTTGGTCGACTATAATTGGAACGGGACTTTCGTAAACTGAATAAGTGTATTGTCCTATAATTAAAGTAAGGTCAACGCCCTCCTCTAAAGTAAATAAATTGTATCGATTTACGTAAGGTGACGTGTCAACACCAACCCAATAAATAGGTTGCGATGCCGTGTTAAATTCGTTTTCAAACACGAACAACCAAGTCGGCGCAGAAATCGTTGAGTTCTCCGTTAATGTTAACGCAAAAGTGTTTATTTCTCCCTTGTCTAAATAAATCATACTTAATAATAGTAGAAATACGTAATTTGTTATAAAACACAAAACCCCCGAATTTCTTCGAGGGTCTTATTAGATATTAGTTTGGTTAAACTAGTAATCCAGCAATTACCGTTGAATCAACTTCGTAAGCTAAATGCTCGCTTTCCGCAGTCAATACTAACGAATATTTAGAACCGTCAGCCTTGGCAGTTCCCGAACCTTCGCCGTATGCAGTAACTTGAACGTTTTCAAAATACCAATACTTCCCGTTGCCATCCAAAACAACAACTGAAAGGTCTCTTTGACCTTCGCCTAGTATTTTAATAGCTAAAGACTTCGCAGCCTCACGTCGGTGGAACATTAAGTTAATTGTTTGAGTAACGAAAGACGAACCGTTAATTAAATCAATTGCAGCCTCTTCAGTATAGTTTGAAGTGTTTCTTCTAAACTCAAACTCCAAGAAAGGTGAAGTGTGAGTTATTGAGCCAATTATCCATGTTGTGGTATTTGCGTTAACCGCAGTCACCTCGGACATATCGTTTATATAAATTTTTGTAATTGAGCCGATGTTATTGTCGCATCCTTTAACAATCGCCTCGAGAGTAGTACAAGCCATTTTTATAAGTTATTAAAAAAGGGGTGAGGGCTAACCCCACCCCCTCTATTATTAGTAATTAAATTAAATTATGCTCCGAAACATTCGTTGTAAGCAACGATTTCTGTTGGGTTAGTGTAATAGAAGCCAACCTTCATATTTGCACGAGTTCTCAAGTAAGGCTCAGCAACAGTGTCTGTTAAGTTAACCGCTTTCAATGCTTTTGAATCACCTTCGCCGTCAAACGCATAAATAAGGTTTGATTTCAAAGTCAAGACCATTGTGTCGTTTGGCATACCATCCGCAACAACAACTTTAACACCCAAGAAAGTTAAACCTAAAGGCAAAGTTACGTAAGTTTGAGTGTTTCCAGTCGCAGCCGCAAGTTCGTATGCAGCAGCAACGTTTGCAGAAACATAAAATCTCAAATCAGCTTTCTTACGAATAACCGCAGCGGGTAAAGAAGTGTAAACGCTAGTCATTTCAGCAATAACGTTTGTTGAATCAATAGCAGTTGAAGGTATTCCGATAACGTCATTATCACCACAAAGTTTAACAAGGTAGCCGTCACAAAGTCCTAGAATAGGGTCAGCAACTAAAGTTGTGTCACCTTGCCATCTGATAAGCTCCAAATCCTCTTGAATTTTCAAAGACATTTCGTTCCAATAGTAGTTCATAAAACTAGCAACTGTAAAGTCACCGTTTGAACCTTGCGCCATTTGTAAAGAAACAAAAGATTGCTCCAAATCAAATTGACATATTTGTGCCATTGCTGACAAAGGACAAACATCAATATCGATTGCATCCAAAGAATCGTTAGGTGCTGCAAAATTACAAGTCGATGCTCTTAAGATATTACCAAAAGCAACGTTTGCAAGTTTAGTAGCCGACTTAATTCCTGGCAAAGTTCGGTAATTGTCAACTAGGTCTTCTGTTAAATAAGCACGAGAGTAAAACTCGTCAGGGTTTGCGCACAATAACGCATTAGTTTCTGTTCATTTTAATTTTCTTTAAATATTTGTCTGTATTTTTTTAAACGGTCAATTGCCGAAAACTTTTGCTCGGACAATTCAACTTCTTCTTCTTCCACTTCTTCAGAAACTGGAATTAATGCTTTTACTTCAGCAATAGCTTTCATTAATTCGGTAGCCATTGCATCTAACAAAGGTTGAACGATAGCAAGAACAGCCTCCGAATCAGTTGCAGGGTCAACCGCCATTGCGATTTCTTCCTCTTTAACCTCTTCTTTAACTTCCTCCGCTGCCGCTACCTCTTCTTCTTTCATTTCTTCTTCCTCAACAACCTCGTCAGTTGCTAATTCCGCTTCCATTTCCGAAGGAACTTCTTCTTTAATCTCGATAATTTCTCCGTCTTTTACAACGTAGATTTTACCCTCGATTAAATGTTCTCCATCAGGTAACTTCATACTATATTTATTTATTTGGTTGCTTAATTTAAGACCTAGAAAACCCTCAATACTAAAACCAACTTGGTCGCTTTCAACTAACTTGTTGTAATATTCTTTATTCGTAATTTGGGCGGTTAGCATTAACGTCCCTTTTGGCACTTCAATACCGTAACTAGAAAACGCTTTGTCTTCTTTTGGGTTTTCAACTAACCATGCTTCAAGAATATAAGCAGGAACTTTCTTATCCGTATGCTCAAGGTTAAACAAGTTTTGGTTGTTTAAATCCTGCATGAACTTCGAGTAAATATTTTCGATTTCCTGCTCCGTAAATTGAACATAATACTCTTCGCCCTCGTCATTACGGTATATATTCATTGGAATCATGGCAGGGGCTACGATTCTCATTTTCGGTTCGTCTTTGAAATGGAAAATTTCAGCAGATTTAAACGCTAACCCTTTAACCATAACGGCAGGTTTTGACGTAAAGGCAATCATGTCGATACCCAAGTCTTCGCCTTCGCTATATTCTTCGTCTATTGTAATTTTGTAAAGCGGTAAATCTTTAGCCATACCTTATAATAGGATAAAAATTTGTTTGTTATTTTTTTTATATTTGTTGAAAACTTATAAAATGATAAAACTAGGCAGCAAAGAAATTCCAAACGTAATTAATGAGTTAACTATTGAGCAATTTGAAAAGGTTAGCGAGTTCACAAATAACCAAGAATTAGACGCTTTTGAAAAGTGGGTGTCCGTGTTCACGTACTTAGGCGCAGATGAAAACGAAGTTAACGAAATGGACTTCTCGGAGTTCAAAGACAAGGTTAAAGAATTCAACTCAGTAAGTTACAAAGCGCCTAAAAAGTTTAAAAAGACGATTGAACTTGAAGGTTATAAATACGTTAGTTACGATAAGAAATTCAAGTTGTCAGTTCGTGACATTAAGCATATTGAAAAGATTATAAAGAAAGACCCTTTACATTATATCTCCAAAATGTTGGCGGTAATTTTTAAACGTGAAGACCTCGACACGGTTGAACATTATTCGGACGCTCATATTAAACACAAATCTAATTTGTTTAAATCAGTAAATGCTGAAATTGCGCTCCCGTTCATGGCATACGTTGCTGATAAATTAAAAGACACCGCTCAAAATTTAACAGATGAATTTGCCTCAGTCGTGGAATCAAATAACGCTTAACCAATTTATTGAACTTGCAAAACTTGACGAAAAGGATTTCGATTCTATTTTTGAAATGCAAGTTGAATTATTAAGTGTACTGACCGACGAAGACCCTGAAGAGTTTTACGACTTAGAAATCGACGAATTAAAAGCCTTAATTGAGCCGCTTAAATTCTTACGCCAAGAGCCTCGTGTTAAGGTTACAAAACAAATTGATAAATTCACGTTTAAGCCATTCGAGAAAATTACGCTAGGCGAATTTATTGATACCGATTACTTTACAGTCCAAGATAAAATTGGAAACATACCGATTATTTGCGCAATATTTTACAGACAAACAAAACTTGACGATTGGGGAAACCATGTTTTTGAACCTTATAAATACAATATTTTTGAACGTGCCGAAATATTTAAGTCCATTCCTATTACTAGCGTGTTTGGAGTGGTTCATGAATACTTAAAATTTCGTGACAACTTTACTAAGCAATATGAAAACCTATTCGCCCCTCAGTTCGAAGACGAAGAGGACACAACGGATCTAACCCCTGAAGAAAAACAAGAGGTTGAAAACGAAAAGAAACGTTCTAAGTTTGCTTGGGAAAGTTTACTCTACAATTTAGCAGGTGAAGACATCACGAAAATAGACGCAATTACAGACCTTAATTTAACATTCGTGTTCAATATGCTTTCAATGAAACACGTTATGAGTTAAAATGCCGTTTGCGGTGCGGTTGGTAAATTCGGATAAGGTGAATCAATCCAGTTGAATTGTATTTCTACTTTTGGGTTGTTTAATATTGGTGCTAAGTCTAGC